CCTGACATCTTCGCAATCTTTTTTTGCTTTGATGAATAACTTCCATAACTTCCTGGCATGATCTTATCCTTTCTTTTTTCTAAATAAATCGCCATCTGCCTTTTTGACAGTTGCCTTCCCCTTCGCATGTGCCTTTAGTCTTGCGACAGCCCATTGATGAGGAGACATTTTAGGTCTACTACCGGATGAGTAGTAAGCTCCTAAACCTCTCTTATAAATCTTGTTTGCTCTTTCTGTTCCGAACATCTTTTGATATTTTGCTGGTGCTGACATGTTAACCTCTCATTCTTTGTTTAGCTATTTTGTCCATCATGGCTGGTGTAAGTTTACCTTCTTTATATAACCTGGCAGTCCTCTTGATCTCAGCTTCTCTTGCTTTAGGGTTCTTTGCACCAGCTACATATTTTATTGGTGTGCCTTTCTTAGTCTTAGGAACTTTGGCAAACTTTCGTTTGAACTTTTCTTTAGGGTAGGGCTTCTTCATTTTCTATCCTTTCCTTTAAGACGTTCTACAGTTCTCATAGTTCCAAGGCCCAGCATGCCTAATAAAACCGGAAGCATTGTTCCAGTATCAGCCTGAGGAATAACAACACCAAACCCAGCACATATTGGACTGACTAAAAAATTTACAAGAAAACCTAGAACACATACCCAGGCTATTGCTGGTCTCCAGGATGATTGAAACCAGTTACCTTTTGCTTCTGCTTCATTAACTTTGATTTGTGCCAGGGCTATTTCTTGAGCATGCTTCTCAGACATTGTTGCTATCTCGTGAGCGAGCTTCGCCTTCTGATCTGCATCAGGTATAAACTTATCTAATAGTCCAGTGACCGGACCTATCAATGCTTGTAACATTCTAACCTCCTTTTAACACTTCATTTAAACCAAAACCCTCTAGCAAAATTAGAGTAAAAAATAATAACAAGATGCCACCAGCTATGAGTTTACCACTGAAGTTTGTTGATCCGATTTTGATTGCCACAAACTCATTACCAAGTATTCGCAAAGACAACTCAAAGGAATTGTCACTGACCTTTACATTGCCCCAATCTGATAATGGTTTTTTATCAGTCATTACTTTCCTACTTGCTTTTGTGCTAGTTTGTGTGCTTCTCCGAATGACATTCCTTGCATCATCTTTGATCTCATCAACTTCATATGCTTTGATGTGTGATGCTTTGAATGTCTCTTCATCGTATCTTCCTGACGTTTGGTTAGTTTCTTTTTTGTTTCCATTAGTACACCCTCACTTTCTTTGTATCTACGTTTGGAACTACCTTACACATACATTCGTAAATAACTTCCTTACCTTTAGCCGTGTCGTAAGTTTGCTCACTCAAATATCTTGAATAGTACAAGCAATCATTTACATTTCTAAAATGCAAAGTTGCACTAAGACTTCCTGATAGATAACAAGCCAACATAAATGAAGTCATATGATACCTTTCTTTTTAGCTATGATTGCCAGGACTGTAACTACACCAGCTAACAAACAAGCCACTAAAATTCCTAAAATAATTTTTAAAATTAAATCTTGCATCTGCTGTCTTTTTTTCTTCTGAGCTAATAATGCTTCTTTTCTTTTTCTTCGGGCTTCAGAGCAAAAAGCCACATAGTCGGAGTACAGATTTGCACGGCCATGTATTTGCATGAACTCCCTTAAAATTTCTTTCTTACGTCTGATCTCCTCTAATGCCATGAACTCTTCCAGGTCATTATCTTGTTTGCCTAAAAAGTTGGTCCACATACTATTTTTTCTTTTGTGAAGGTCTTGCTGTAGTTGATCTTCTGCACCTACAAACTTTGCTATTGCAGAACCAGCACTAGAAATTTCACGACCATTTTCTATAGTCTTTTTAATTATTGCATAAGCACCATTCGCCAATGCCAATGCTTCGAGCATATCTCTACCTCACTAACAAGCCGATCAGAAGCAATATAATAGATCCCATCCCAGCATAGAGACCATTTTCCAACCTACGAGTTCGAGAACTTAAATCTTCCATGATTGTTTTGAGACTATTTATTTCACTTTGTAAGCTTGTCATTGTGGGTTTGGACATTACTCTTTGACCTCTTTCTTTGGCCTACCTTTTTTAACTGGCTTTGGTTTTTCTTCTTGTGCCTGGGGCTTTGGTTTTAAATGTGGATTTAAATCATATAAATGTGCCATTACTTTTCCTTAGAGTTATTAAGTGATGTTTTTAGATCAAATAAATATGATTGATGTAACTTGTTAGCATCTTCAAAAGCATCTTTTAATCTGTGTGCTTCTCCTTGCCACTTGCTTGTTTTATTAAATAGCCTTATCTGCTCCTGAGTTAAATCTTCTTGTTTGTACTCTTTGCCATCAATAGTTACGACTTGTGCTTGTTCAGTCATTATGCATTCTCCAGTGCTGTAATTCTAGCTTCTAATTCTTGTATGGTTTTTACGAGTAAAGGCACTAACTTGCTTTGGTCTATGCCTTGTGCATCTATAATATTTTTACTAGCAACCCAAGTAGTTTCATTCGCATAAGTTCCATCAGACTTACCTTGTATCCAATCTTGTTGAGATATACCTTGTGCTTTTATTGTACCATCTGCATTAAGAACAACATTTGGCACATCTTTAGTCGCATCTTTTTCTCCACTTATAGCTTCTGGAACAATGCTTGATACCTCATGTGCTAAGAAACCATCTACTGTATCATCTTTATTTACAATAAAATTAAATCTACATGGTTTTAATTGTTTTAGTTTAGTTGTAGCATCAAAGTTGTATGTTACGTTTTCTTTTAATCTGTAATCACTAGAAGTATTAAAAAATGTTGCACCAGTATTAGAAGTTATACCACCTACTTGGCTTCCACCATTTTGAATATTTAAATGTGTTGTGCCACCAGAACTAGCTTTAGTACTAAAAATTGTTCCACCAGTAGCTAATCCGATTGAATCATCTGCACCAAAAGTACTTGCACCAAATATAACATTACCATTGCTTTCTATTTTCATACGTTGTGTTGGTGAGTTTGAGCCATCTGCTGACGTCATAAAAACTAATCTGCCCGGAGTGTCGTTTGCACCCGGAGTACCATCAACTTCAGCTTTTATAGTTGCAACCCTTGAATCAAAGTCTGTTCCATCATCTGCAAAAAAGACAATTTCTCCTATTGTATCATCATTTTGTACTATAGTATGAGAACCTACACTTGTGTTCCTACTTTTTGTTAATCCTAAAACTGGTGCAGAAGCAGACGCCACTCTTCTTGTTAAAGACATGAAAGAATCAATTGCACTTCCAATAACTTGAAAAGCAGGAGTTCCACCACTAATACTTGTATCAGGTGCAGACTCCCCAATTACAACTGCATTGTTTCCACCATCAACAACAAGCATATTTGCTTCACCATTTGACTCAACTCTAAAATCTACGTCTGCACTATCTTCATTAAATACTGCTCCACCATCTTGTGTTAATGCACCATCAATATCCACAACATCAAGATTAGTTGTGCCATCTACATCAATGTCACCAGCCAAATCTGCATCAGTTATTACGTTTGATATATCTCTTGCTCTTGTCATTATGCACTCCTACCCACAATACAATGCACAAGGAACTGTATAACTACCATCATCATAAGTTTCTTGTTTTATTTTTGTTAATACTTTGCCTATAGTTTTACTTCTAATAATGTCATCATCTTGCACTTTAGCTGTGCCATCACCATTAGACGAAAGTAAGTCACCAGCTTGTACTGTTACATCTTTATTGATTCTTACTACATAAGTTCCAACTGCTGTAACAAACATATCATTAACTGCATCATCATCATTATCCCAAGCTGAATATACTCCATAAACTTTTTTACTATCTGCTGTGTCTGATATTTTACATTTGGGATGTTTGTTATCCTTTTCTTTTAATATTGTTGCATCATCATAGGTAACACCTTCGTGTGTAATTGAAATCTTATCACCTACAGACTTACCTTTTGGTAATGCTATGGATATTTTTTCTACTACTTTTGGTGTATCTTTTGTTGCTTCTTCCATAGTAAATTCTGCTTGATACCAATCACACATCTCGTCAATGGTTTCAATAACAGTTCCTTTTAAAATTGTTGGCTTTGAATTATCAGATAATCTACTCCAATGTGAGCCAGTAAAAGTATTATAAAAAACAGTGCTACCACTTACTGATACACCACCCTCTTTATTATTTGCTTGTAAAAAATGTAGTAAGTCACCATCATCAGATTGTCTGTTTATTCTTAATACTGTTGAGCTATTTGCAGTAATAGCATTACCATTAGCAGTGGTAGTTCTTAATTGTAATCCTTGTACTGAAGCACTTGTGCTACTTTTTCCTACAAAAACATTACCATCACTACCTCGTATTAGTAGAGCATTATTAAATCCAACAGCTTCAACACGAAAATCTACATCATCACCATCATCATTAATTGTGATTGAATCAATTCTACAATCTATTGCTGACCTTGAACTTCCTGCTCTCATTGTTTTTAAAGTTAGTCTACCATCTTCAGCACCATCTGTAACATCTTCAATTCTTCCAGTTATTTGTGAGTATGTTGTTTCTTCACTTGCATTATTTTCACCTATAAAATTTATTTGACCTAGAAAATCATCAGCAGAAGGACTTGAGCTATCTCTTTTCATATCTAATAAAGGTGCAGAGTTTGCATCTGCATCAGTAGATTTTAAAGTTAATTGTGCAGTATTATCAGCAGTAGTTATTGTAGTTGCACCACTTACTGCAAGTCCTGATAAAGTGCCAACACTTGTTATATTTGTTTGTGAAGCAGTTTGTAATGTACCAGTTAATGTGCCACCAGTAATAGCACCAGTAGTTGTAATTGTACTTGATCCATTATCTATATTACCAAAGCCACTTGTGATTGAGCCTGAGTTCAATGCACCAGTAGACACAATGTTTGCCACACTAAATGTTCCAAACGTAACAATATCAACAACATCACCATTAGATAATGCACTAGCAAAAACAACAGAAGTTCCTGATGTAACAGTGACATCTGTGCCATTTACCATCTTTACACCATTTAGGTATACATCAATAAACCCAGCATCATATGCTAAAGTATTACCATTAGCTTCTGCAAATCCAGTTCCTGATGCACCAGTTAATGTTGTTGGTGTGCCAGTAATATTATATGTAAATCTTTCTGATGTGCCATTTACTGATGATCCAGCATTTTGATAACCACTTGATCCAAAAACTTTTAGTGTGTTTGCAGTAGTATCAAAGACTAAATCACCAATGTCATTGTCAGACCCTGGCACTCCAGCTTGTACTCTATATCTTTCAGCAAAACTATTAACACCTGATACATTAGATGCAACTGTAGCAATATTAGCAACAACACCACTAGCACCTAATGTAGCCATATTAGTTACATTTGCACTAGTTGCCAATAAGCCCATATCCTCTATGACTGCACTAGTAGCCAATAACCCCATATCCGTTACCACTGCACTCGTTCCTAAAAGACCCATTGCCGTAACATTAGAAGATGTTCCCAGTAATCCCATAGCTGTGACATTTGCAGATGTTGCTAATATACCCATGTCCTCTATAACAGTAGATGTTGCTAACAACCCCATATCAGTTACTACTGCACTTGTGCCTAGCAAGCCCATAGCAGTAACATTCGCTGAAGTACCTAGTATGCCCATAGCTGTTACATTGTCAGATGTAGCAAGCAAATTCATATCAGTGACAATGTCACTTGTTGCCAAAGTATTAAGGTCTGAAATTATATCACTAGTTGCAAGTGTATTCATGTCAGCTATGACATCTGTGTCAGCAAGTAATGCCATGTCTGCAACAACATCAGAAGTTCCAAGCAATGCCATATCTGCCACAACATCACTAGTACCCAACAATCCAATCGCAGTCACATTTGAGCTTGTTCCTAACAATCCCATAGCAGTGACATTTGCACTTGTAGCTAACAACCCCATATCAGTTACTACATCTGATGTACCTAATAAATTTATGGCTGTTGTTACATCAGCTAAACTTTGTACAGCAGTTATATTTGGACCAGCTTCAGGATTACCAGTTGTTGCATTGAAACCTAGAACTGTACCTTTCCTGGTATCCTTGACTGGCAATGTCATATCTGCACCTGATATCACATCATGTTCTGCTTGTCTTAATGATCTATTAATCTCTTCATTAGTTTGCTGGTGTATGAACATATTTGTATCAAAGTCAGATTCTAAAGATGAAGCTGTAAACTGGCCACCGGATGTATAAACTGATGTCCTGGATAAAGGTATGTCACCTAGGATTGTTATTGTCTGACTTGAAGTAGGGTGGTTACCAGTTGTAAAAGATATTGTGCCAGCACCAGTGCTAGAATTTAAAGTTACTGTATAATGAGTTGTTTCTGTTTTTTCTGTTGTATCTACAAAAACTTTAACTTCACTTGTAGCATTTACCTGGAAGGCAAAAGCAAAAGGTCCGGCAGTGCCATTACCGGTAAATTGCACTCTTCGTGCTGAAGTCTGATCTGTTACGTCATATGTAGCCATATTAGATACCTCTCTAGGATTTATACACTAAATTAAAATAATTATAAAGAATATTATGATCCTCCTATCGCAAGCTTCTCAGGATTTTCTACTCTCATCTTTGTACTTGGCATCATTTCAAATAGTTTTTTTATAGCTCCAGTTGAGTACTTAGACCTGATAGCATTTAGTTCTTGAAACTTTTCATCAGAAGATAATTCTTTATATCCTGATTGATCATCTGTAATTTTTATTCTTAATTTTTCTTTGATAGTATTTTCAGGTCTCCAACCAGGATCACTTTTAGTTAAATACAAACCACGATTTTGATCAACAACATTGATAGTGTTAAATAACTCAATGTATTTATTATACTCTTCTGCTGTAAAGTAACTGCCTTCATATCTTTTTTTATGACCACCAAAAACACCTGATCCATTTTCTGCTAAAGTTTTTAACTCTTCATTGACAGCATCATACCCAACTTCTTGTATTTTTATTGGATTAAAATAATCTGTAAACTTACCTGATGTTTGCTGTCTTACTTCTCCCCAGTAATTAAGAGAGGGTGGTAACTGATCACTAAATATTGGATTTCTAGACTTAGCTTTATTTAAGGCTAAATAAAAACCTCTCATAACATTTGGTATACCTGATCTTTCAACTTTAAGTAATTGCTCTTCATCAAGCATTACATTTGATGCATCAGGATTGCCAACTCTTTCAAGTGTTGCAGTAAATGATGTTGCACCTATGAGAGGTTGTCCTGGCAAAAATTGATTTATAAAATCATTAGTTGTAGTTATTACACCACCAGCTTTCTGACCAAGATATATTTGTATACGTTCAATAAACTTTTCAGTAGACCCTTGAGGATTAAAACTTGCTTTGTGTAATTCAGATACACCCTGGAGAAATGGCATATTCATAGCATATTCAGAAACAGCCAATACACCGGATGTAAATAAATTTTCTAGACTTACCATATCTGCATCACCTGAGTTTTGAGCATAGTATGCATAGTCAGATGCCATAGCTAAAACACCTGAGATAGGATCAAACCTTGAAAATGTAAAATATTTATATGAGCCATCTTCTTGTTTAAAACCAATAGAGTAGGGTGGTGCATCACTAAACTTCCTAGCCTTTGGATTACTAGGACCACTTCCATTTATAACAACCTGGTCTCCATACTCACCCATAGCCATATATACCATGCCAGCAAATATTGAGTTACCTAAAACTAATTTTGAAAAAGCTTTGTCGAACTCAGCACCTTCACCTTTTTTTACTGCTCTATAAACTGGTGACCAATTCAAAGTTCTGTCAAAAACAGCCTTTACAATGTTTGTAGGTGTCTTGGAAAAAGGTATAATTACTTTACCACCAGGTATGTTAGATGCCCTGACCAATGCAGAAAAAGCTCCTTGTGGGTCTTCTTGAAAAGTAGATTCCCTAGCTTCTTGTGTCATTAGCTGTTTGATATCATCATACTTATCAGTATTAAGTAAAATATCTTTGTATACGTTTTCTGCTTCTCTCTTTGCTACCTCTTTACTTGCACCACCATTTATAAGTGTTTCATATTTAATCTGCATATTACGATAAGCTTCTCTATATAAAACCTTTCTCTCAGTAATCACTTTAAAAAATGCATCTTCTGAAGCGAGAAATCTGCCTGGCATCCTAGTCATAATACCTAAAATATTTAAGGCTGGCATAAATGATGTTTTGCCAAACTCTACCAGGCCACCACCTTTGATATTCTGTATCTGTTCAACTACTGTTCGTATATTGTCAGTGTTACCTATAGATGTAAGATTTTTAAGATCAATCTTTGTTGCAACATTTTCTGAGCCTTCAATACCCAGGGTAAGTGCAAAGCTTTTCATAGCATCCATCAATGCCATCTTAGCTCCATGTGCTTCTGCATTGAACTCACCAAGATAAACTCTATCACCAGTTTTGCTACCTATACCCATCCTAGTTCTTGCTTCTCCAACAAGACCAGCTAGTCCAGTTTCTAAAGTTCTTTGTGCAGAATAAATAGCATTACCAGCCATATTGACTACATGAGTTACTGGAGAAGATAGTAGGGCATTTATGTATATCTCCATCAGAACATCATAACCTCTAGAAAAAACACTTTGTTTTGCAAACTCCATACGACCTGGTTTTGGAAGTGTTGCATACATTTCTATATGTGCATTTATAAAATCATCATCTTCAGTTGGTAAAATCTTATCTGCCTTTACATAAAAATCTGCCATATCAATGTTAGATAATTTTTTCATAGCTGATAATATGCCAAGAGTTCTAGCAGATTCTGATCCTACACCACTTACCTGGCCAATAAGATTTTTCATAATACCCATGTTAATATTAAATTGTTTGTATAAATCAACTTTCTCTTGACCTTTTGACATACCTTTAATTTTTGTAGCCATGTCATCTAAGTTTCTACTAAGAGACGTTATCAACATCATGCCACCAACCATATGCTCTACTGGTAAAACATCACCTGGCTTTCTTCTGAGTAAATCATCTGCTATTTTATCAAGGCCCATGCCTTGTGCAGTCGCAACAACATTCTCTAAGCTTTGTGGGTCTCTTTTTAAGAACTTAAAAAATTGTTCATTGTCTTTTGAAATGGCTAATATCATCTCTTCTAAATTAAGAGTTTTCATTTGACCATCTAGTTTTTCAGATAATATTTCACCAACTCTTTGAAGGTTTATGCCTGGACCTTGATAGCCTTCTTGCTTCAATGCCTGGTTGAATGCATCTATATTTTTATCATCAATAGCCCTGAAGGTAACACCTGATGAGCCAAAAGTAACTTCATCACTTGGCAGTCTATCTTTAGTTATCTGTGCTTGTTTTTTCTCACCAGCTTTTAATATCTTTATAAGATTATCAAGTAGAGCCATCATCATCCCCTTCTTGTATCATTGCCCCAGTATCTAAAAGTGTTAGTCCACCGGCACTTGCTAAAGGTATTGAACCTTGCATAAATTTTTTGAATACTTCTTCTTTAGTCATTCCAGTCAGTTGTGCTGTTACGTCAATTCTATCATCTATCAATTCAACAATGGTCTTAGGTTCAGAAGCTAATCCAGTTTTTTCTCCATTAGCAAACCATGATAATGATTGGGCTTCGGCTGGTTTTACTCCAGCTTTCTCAGCAACCTTTTTATATAAATCAGAAAAAACAGCATATTCTGTTTGCTTGCTTATTTTGTTAAGAGCTTGTGTCTCTAGTGTATCTCTAACCATAGTTGATACATCTAATGATGATGGATCATTTTTATACATCTCTTGAAATTGCTTAGTCTTTTTAGCTGTCTTACCACCAATCCATTCTATAGGAACTGATCCTGGTTCTAGTTCATTCATAACGTCAATAACTGCTCTGATAGCATGAGTATCAACTGTTACACCTTCTAAATTACCAGCCACATTTTGGGCAAAAGTTGCCGGCTTTGGATTTGTATCAAAACTTATTCCTTCTGCTCTAGAAGCATCTATAAGTTTTTTATGTATACCACCAGGGTTAATCATCATAGGATAACCCTTTTCATTTACACCATCACCACCTGGTCCAAGTATTTTATTTAAGTCAACACCAATATTTTCTTTTGTGGCAACAAGAGATGCATTTCTTAGATTCTGATCAGTCATAGTTCTTGGGCTAGTAGAAGCATAATTTTTACCAAACTTCATTAGTTGCTCTATAGCTGTTTCCCTTGGTATTCCTAGTTCTATAGCTTTTTTGATAATAGGTGATGTGTTGTAAAAATATTGTATATTACGACCTTTAAATGGAATTATTTTTTTTGCCAAAGCATCAGCAATAGCATCGGCTTTGTCCTCAATAGCCTTAGCTCTATTATTCAAAGGATAAACCTGATCTTCTGTTTTTCTTGGTACTGGTGTTTCTTTTTGCTCAACTTCTAATTTTTGATATGCTTCATCAGATGTGTCAAACAATGGGTTTTGTCCACTAGGCATTGTTCGTTTGTTAGTAGGCAACTTCATTTCTTCTGCTCTTTTGCTAAGAACAAGCTTCGTATCATCCATAATATTGTTAGGTGCGAACTTAGCCAAACCTTGTTTGATTAATTTATCTGCTTCACCTACAGCATTCATGGATAGGGTAGTCGTATTAGCATCTAGGTCTAATTCACCCTGGGCTTTTTCTCCGATGTTCTGCAAGGCATTCTTAATCTTATCACTACCTTTCATAGCTCTATATAAAACACCAACACCTTCTAGAGCCTTGCCTAGTGATTCTCCTACAATGCCACCCTCAAAAAACCTTTGTGGTGCTTTTTGTATTTTTTGCATCAATACAGATTGATCTTCATCGGCTTTTAGGCTGTTTATTATTTCTTGTTTTAAATTATCATTTGATACAAAAAAGGATGTGCCTAACTCTAACAACCCTTGGTCTTGTGGATTCATTCCTATTGCTTCTGCACTACCATACCCTAAAACATTTCTTAAAAATGTTGATCCTATATTAGCACCTTGAAGAGCTTTTGTTCCCATAGCACCAGGTAAAACGACCTGGCCAACACCTTCACCGATAGCCGAACCAACTTCTTGTGCAGTACCCTCAGGTTTCAACAAATTATTTATATAATTATTTATATCACCTATGATAGGTAACTTTTCATTTACAAAAGGTATAAATGATTTGCTGTATGCACCATTAGTAATAGTGTCCATTATCTCAGTGCCAAACTTACTTGCACCAGTCGGAACTCCTTTAGCAACACCTACACCAAAATCACCGACAGCACCTGGAGTGGCTTTGACAACATCTAATGCTTTATCGACAAAAGTTGTTTGTTTTTGAATGTTTGCACCATTTTCTGAAATAGCAATGTTAAGATTTACACCTTTGTCTCTTAGTGTATTACTAGCAAATATTTCTGATAAAATCTGATCTTCATCAAATATAATCATTCGCTAAACCTTTCTTCAGCAAGCATACTTTTTGTAATTGATATAAATGTTTCTATTCTTGCTTTTTCTTTTTTCTCGTTACCTGACAAAAACAAACCTTTTCTTTGTTCAACATCACTCAACATATCTTCAAGCTTATCTTCCATTTTCAAAACATTATCTCTTGTCATAGGCTCGCCACTTGCTATTAAATCAGAATATTCCTTTCTAAATGTGTCAAAGTAATTTCTTTTGAAGCTATCTCTTTTTTTTGTAAATATTTCTTGTAAGATTATTTCACCATCAACTTTAACTAAGTCTTGCACAGCTTTTACATGATCAAAGGGAGCATCGGCAGTGGTTTTTGTTTTATTGTAGTTCAACTCTTGTTCTTGCAGTTTACCTAGTATCTGAACAAAAACTTCACCTTTTGCATATTGTGGATCTTTCTTATCTCTTATTTCTCTATCAACTAAAAATCCTAATTCTTTTGCTAGTATAGTTTTCGCATCTGCAAAGCTTTGTGTTTGCTGTCCATTAAGTTTTGTAAGTATAGTGTTAAAATCTGAGGGTGTTAATAGGTCAGCCTTTTCATTAAGTTCTTTATATGTGAGTGTTCCAAAACCAGCTTTCTTAGTTAAGTCTCTCAATGTTACAGCATCACTAACAGTTCTTACACCACCAGCCTTGTTGTTCATTTTTGTTAGAGTTTCCCAGGCATTTGTTTCATCGTCTAGATCAACAAGTTTTTTTAACTTAGCTAAATCTGCTGTTATTGTTGCTTGAGGTTTACCTTGCTGTATATCGTTAGTAATTTTAACTTCTAATTCTGAAGCTGTCTGACCAGCCAACTTATTTTTTTCTTCATCAGCTAAATCTTCTATTGAGTTTTGATTATTAGCCATAGCTGTAATTTCAGTGGCTAGTTGTTGCCGATCACCTAAAGACAATCCTGATACCAAAGCATCTATAGTTTTATCACCAGTGGCTTTACCTCTTCTTAGATTATCTGTTATGTCTGATAAATCTTTTGAATTATTAAATGCCAATGTTTTGAGTGTTGAGAACATACTTGTCTTAAATGCTGTGTTCCAATCTTTTACACCTGATTTAAATGCTTCTTTTTCAAATCTAGCACCAACCATTGTTTGACTGTATTTGTTTAACAGACTGTCTTTGATACCACCCTTGCCATATATTTTTTGTGCGAGTTCTTTTTGATTTACAGTGTCTGTGTTTTTTGGAAGTATAGCTGTTATCTCACTCTCTAAATTATTAAGGTGATTGTCTAAAATTAATGTTGCACCACTTTGTAAACCACGAGTTGTAATTTTATTAACCTGAACACCATACTTGTAGAAGTGACCATTAGCCTTAATACTTAGATCAGATGTTACTTGTTCACCAATGCCAGGTGAAATGTCATATGCTAGTTTGGATGTTTCTAAAATTATTGCATTCAGGTCTTTTTTAAATTCATCAATACTTATTGGAGTTTGTTCGACCTCTAGAAACTTTTGATTCATTTGATTACTAGCAGAAACAATCAGACTGTTACCAAGTGTCTTGGCTACCTGATTAAATGCAGATGATCCAAAAACTGTTTTTCTATCAAATTGTTCTAAAGGGTTCTCACCTTTGGCTATAGATTTTTGATAGTCTTGTACAGTCGGAGTGTTTTCAGCACCAAATTTTTCACCTTGTATCTGTGCTTCTGCTTCTGCTCTTTTGAAAAAAAAGTTACTCATTTTGTTAAGCTCACTGCTCAACAAACTCAATGTCCTACCTTGCTCTCTTGCTCCAATACCGGAAGGCCCTTGGATATTACCAAGTTGTATTCTAGATGATAATGATTGAAACCTTGTTCTAGCCATATGTACTATACCTTGCCTGATAAGAGCCAGGACTTGGACCTCTTGTCATACTTGTGGATGTTGTGCTAGTGGATGTTGTTCCAGTAGTTCCAGGACCACCTAATGAAGCATAGTTCAAGCCAGCACCAGCAATAGTTCCTAAAGCACTTATATATCCTTGTTTCTTTGCTTGCCTTCCAGCAAAACGTAAATCTTCGGCTTGGGCCTGAGAAGAACTTATTGCTAAGAATGCATTATCCCTTGCAGTAAAAAAGTCTGATGTACCAGGTTTTATAATATTGTTGATTGCAAATGTATTCGGTGTGCCGATTGTAGGCTCTAGGCCACCAGCAAAAGCTGTAGCATTTACAGAAGCTAAAGCTCGTCTTGTATTCTCCAAAGCTTTTGTGCCTTGCTCTTTTGCCTTTACTGCTTCTATACGGCCCTCTAGTTCCTTAAATTGTGCCTGAGAGTAGAGTGCTTTCTTTTGTGCTTCTCCGGCTTTTATCTGAGCAAAAGCACTTACTCCGGCTAATACTAATGATGCGACTGCTACTGTCATGTTATTGTCCAGTACTTAGTTTGTACTCTACTCCTAATACAGTAGCGAATAGAGGTTGTGTTTGTGTAAATGTAAGTTGTGCTGTATCACTGTATCCCAGTAGGGGAGCAATCCTTTTTCTTCCGGTAAATGTCGTAGGTACTGATCCTAATGTATAAGGAAAAGATTCTAAGACACATTGAAACCCATTGATGGCTACATTCTGAGTTCTGTCTAAAACTGGTGTAGCTTCTAATATTCTACGTTTCCGGCTAACAACCACACCGGATGACAACTTGGGTTCTGCTGGTAATGTCTTGACTTCGACAGTGTAGGGAAGGCCAACCTCAACAAATGATGAGGGTGCTTGATCTATAGTTATAGCCCCACTTGAAACAGTCTTGTCAGTCAAAACAAAATTATCTCTTACTACATCTACAGTCTTGCCTTCCAGGTGAGATAGGTTGGAGCAAGTTGTATTACCTGGTAAAGATTGATCAGGGCTGGTTGCCCCTGAGAAGTATTGTATGTTGGCATCTGTCGTTCTTTGATCGTCAAACATCTCAACATATCGTTTTGTAGCACTATTGATTGTTCTTTCTGTAACAACATAAATGTCAGTAATATCAACACCTACGTCTAAAAACTTACCATCTGTGATGAACTCTGAAGGAGCTACAACATTCTGTGATCTCAGTATTGAGAACACTCCCATTGTGCCATCCTGATCATTTGTAATTAAAAGTAGATCACCATCATCAGTAGATGTCGCAACCCTCAATGCCATTGATCTTGGTGTTTTAAGTAAATGAGATGATAGCAGTGAGATATTATTAGCCTGGTAGTTTAGATCAACATCACTAAATAAAAACTCTCTTAGGGCCTTGCCTTCTCTTTGAATAAATAATGTACCACCTTCTGCTGACACCGGCTTGATACCTTCTTTTGATCCTCGTCTTGTCGCATTCTTAATAACCAGGTTAGATGGTGTGATAGGATCAAGATCAGCCTGGGGTACAAAGAACTCAGCATCAGTTGTAAATATCTGTAGGTCTCTTCCTGATCTCATAGCTGTTATAGCATTGACACTATCGGTCGCTATCGTCACAAACAAGGCATCATCATCGAGGGCTTCATGTGTTTTAAATTTAAAAAAGTCACCTATCTTTGATCCAAACAAAGCATTGGGTAAAGACTTACTACCACCAAAAAACAATCTTCCTTCATGGAATGTACAAGTTCTTGGAAAACCTCTAGTGCTGGAAAAGACATCTTCATACCCTTGCTCAAGCTCCCAAGAACCGGATGCTATAGCTACGTCTTTTTCAAAGAAGGGGAACTCGGTTACAACTTTAACGACAGTCGATGATGTAAACTCTACAATCCTGGCTCTTCCAAAACCATTAAGAACATTGATATACTGATCAACATTCCCTGCAGAAAACACTCCTGATGAAGCTGTTAGGTTGACTGTGCCGTCTACAGCATCCGGAGTAATCGTAGCAGAGGGATTGCTACTAGATAAAGTAAAAGCATGTTTGGGTGAGGTGAGGGATATAGTCGCAAAGGTCCAGGTTGAATTACTACCACCTCTAACAATAGACTTAGGAGACATATCCTCATGCACCAGGATTAGTGTATCTGCACTTTGAGTAAAGTACATACGATCAAGATCAATGTCACCCAAGGCACAAACAAGGAAGTCATTGCCTGATCCATTGATGTTGGTTATCTGTTGTCCATTTGCAAAAACAAACATCCTGGTATTGCTAGTTGTGTTTTTAACAAACACCAGCATATAGGATTGTGTCGTAGAAAATTCAAAAGGAACTAATCTAATACCATCTAAGGTAGTAAATGATCCACCCAGGTGAGATGATATATCCAGCATGAATCTAAGACCAGGCCGTCTTTCAAAACCACCTTGGGGAAGCACAACAACATTCTGAGCTTTTTCTAAAGCTGATGCATATTGCTGTATATCTATTCTGCCATGTAGAAGAGGGTCAATCTCACCTACAGTAAAATTTGATTGATACTGGGTAACCCTGGCCATTATCTAACATCCGTCAATAGATAATCAGCGATTACTGTTTTTGATTGCCCAGCCCCATCTATGTTGATTGCTTGTCTAAAATATCCACCTCTCATATTCTCAGAAGGTGTTCCTAGAGCTATAGTTCGCCAATAATCACTCTTGGTAGTCTGATCTGTAACCGGCTCGGCTAAATGCCAGGCCATCTGATAAACCAGCATCTGCACAAAGTATGAAGGCATATCAACTTCAGATACTAGTTTTTGATAATCTAAAACTATTGTTGTTTCATTTGTAAATAACTGATCACCCTGGATTTCATAGTCAGTAATCTTAGGTAGTGTGCCAGTTGATAAAGAAGCATACACAGCCCTTGGAACACCATTGAACATATCTGATGGTAATTGATAAGCATGTAAGTAAACATTTGTAGGTGCTGTTGTAAGCTGTCCTAATTGCTGTTTTGTAAGAGTGAAAGACCAGGGATACATTCCCAGGGTTTGTGCTTTTACACGAGGATACAGCACTGAGCAGACTGAGCTAGGGGCTGTGCCGTCTGCAAACGATGTGATTTGATTTGCTCCAAGTAGAAGGAGAGCTTGTGAACAAATGCTTACGTCAGTATCGCCTTCAGCCATATCCTCGCCTTTTAGTTTTTAGTCGCTATCTGTCATAGCCACAGTTGTGCCATCTGTAACATCAACAACACTGGATGCATTAGATGCAACCATCACTATACTTAGTGTTGGTGTATTGCTGTCATGCTCCGGCTGAATACATTGCTGTTACCAAGAAGGAAGTTTTCTCAGGAATGTAGTTGACTTCTGTTTTAGGTGGGATACCAACAGCACAACCGATAGCATCTCTATGAAATGCTAAACAAGTTCTGTCGTTAGACCCATCTTTTGGAAGTCCACCTTCATCACGATCACCAACCATGTGGATCTGAAAGCCCATGAACGAATCCACCTGGCCTCTAACTAGAGCCTGAATCTGAGCAAAGTCTGCTGAAACGGCTCTTTCATCTCCAAGCAATGATGCTAGTGAGTTGGCATGGATAATCATGTGACGATCTGTAGGTGGTACTGACTTAGCATCCATACCTTTTTTCGCTTCGATTATCTTTCCTACATTCAAATCTGAAGCACTAGCACTACCAGTAGTCACAACAGTGTTAGCCACTGTAGTACCAGCAGAACCAGCTATTAATGCATCAATAATGATTTGATCTTCTCTTCTTCCTATTGCATTTCCAACTAACTTTGCTAGCTCTTGTCTTTCATCAAAGTTGATTTTTGCCTGGTTGAATATGTCTGAATACTCAGAAGCAATGTAATCAGTAAGAGTTGCAGTTACACTTGAAAATGTACCATTGAGTGGCACAACATCTGTAGAAGGTGTTCTTACAGAAGCTGAACCTTTAGCCAAGATTGGAAACTTAGCAGTGCTACCTTCCACTCCAGTTCTCATACGAGCAACATTTCTTAGAGTGGCTGATGCCTGATAAGCTTGATGAACCTCAGCTTCAAACAGCGTTACAAACGCTGGACTTAAAGTTGTAGCCATAAAGACTTCTCCATAGTTAAATTATTACATCGTTTTGGTTACCGGAAAATCCGACCTCAACTTTTTACAAGTATGATCGGCTGACGAGAGTTATCGATCTAATTAGACGATACACCAAGATATAGTAGTTTGTAAAGCCTAGAATATATATCTAGTATTTATACAATAAATTTAACCATAAGCTTGCTCAAATGCTTTCTCAACCTTTCTTCTATAGACCGGATCAGTTTGGTACTTAGGATCAGCTACCATTGCTGTAAGCTCATCTTTGTCAGGTGCATCTCCAGCTAAAGATACAGTTGGTATTTCTTGCTTGCCGTTGATAAGACCTCTTATTTTTTGCATCACTCTTTGACCTTCGGCAGTACCACCAAGAATTTCTAGCTCGGCATAATCATCTTTTGTAAATACACCATCAGCAACTAACTTTTTACCCCAGTTAATATTTGACTGAATAATTTCTGTTGCATTGACACCAAGCTTTTCTTTTTCCTGGGCCACACTGATTTCTTCTTCTTGCTGTTCACCACCAGTTATTTCTATAACTTTATTGATCAAACCGGTTACAGATTTATTGGATAGTTGTTTTTCTTTACCAAACTCCAGGACTGCCTGGATAACTGCATCATCAGGATCAACTGCTATATCAGACAAGTCATATTTATCAGGGGCTGTCTCGCCTAATTTTTTCTCCAGGTGATTAATGCTTTTAGCCATGTTCTCAATGTTTGGACCATCCTTTTCATCCCAAAATTTTTCAGGAAACCAGTCCGGCCTTTCATAGACTTCGCCTTCTCCAAGTTCTTCTTCTTCTCCAGCTTCCTCATTTTGGATGTGAGAGATTCCTTCTTCTTCGGCATTGTTCTCCTCGCTTTCTATGTTCTGAGCTTCTTCAGCCATAAGGCCAGCAGATTGCTCCTGGGTAGTTTCCTGGGCTACATCTTTTTCTTCATTCATTATTACATCTCCTCATACGTTGAATGATTTCTCTTACCAGTGAGTTCTGTCCTTCTCTTGCATAACCAAAAGAGGGATCACTGCCTGGTGTCCAGGCTGGTTGATCAATAGTGATTGACTTTAAATGTTCTAGAACCTTTTGGCCTTCTTCTGATGAAAAGACCCTTAGATAGGTTTTGTCGATCTCACTGGGTTCGTTTTTAAATACTACATAGGGATCATCAATACCATCCCAGCCATTATTACTGTTCAGGTATCTGATCTTCTGTGCCTGGTCCTGGTCCATCCATCATTCCTCCTTGTTGTGCCATTTGTGCTACTTCCTGAGCTTGCTGTAACAAGGCTTGTCTTTCTTCCGGTGTCGTTCTCAAGCTTGCCGGTATACCAAGATTATCAGCAATAAAATCCATAGCTCTTTCCTGGTTCATAAATAATTGACCTTGTGGTCCTAGCCCCTGAAGTATCTGCATATAATTTAAAACTTCTTGTACTTTTTCCATATTCTGAGCCATTGCAAGTGGTGCTGTAGGACTGATCTTGACTTGCAGTCCATTGATCTTCAACGGCAGTTCTATCATGCCAAGCTCATTCATAAGTTCCAGTGTACGTCTAACCACCGGATACATAGTCTCCGATATTAATCTTCCAAAAGCTGATCCCAGGTTCTGAGATAACTGCTTCATTCTTTCTTGTATCTCGGTAGCTGATCTTGCTGACATATTATCCGGTGGCAGACTTTCATCCAGCATGATTGTTTTTATAGATGATATTAGATCATTAGCTGTAAACTGGGTAAGTTGTGCATCTCCTGATCTTGGTAGGGGCTTCAGGCTTTCACCTTGTGGACCACCATTTCTTGCCACTGGTATGATAGCCCCAGGTACAATACGAACTGTATTCGGATTCAGGACACCATCATCACTGGCAGTAAAGACACCACCGATAGATAGACTGGCATTCTTGAGGGCAAGTTGTTTGGTTACATTCAATGATTTTATATCAGGCAAGGCCAGCAATACCGGACCTCTTCCATATCTCTCACCGGCAGTTTTACTGTATCTTGATATAACCCAGGGAAAGCTTTTAAGCTCTCTATAAACAAGTTCATCCTCACCATTATCGGATATAATCTGATAGTGAACATTACCGGTTACCTTATCGAAATATGTGCCTTCAATCATCTCAACCATTTCAGTTGGGTCTTGTTCGTATCTGCTTTTCATTGAAGGTGGTATTTTTATATCAGGGAACTCCTGGTCCAAAACTTCATAAGGTCTCTTCATACGTCTATAGACTTTTTCTACATTCCCATTTGGCCCTTCATCGTATGAAATCAGAAAGGTTGGTATGCAAGTATATCTGATAGGCTCTACATCATCTCCTGGCTGAATCAGCATGACGGCTGTTCCTATGGCCAGTTCCTGGAGAAACTCACCAATCGCCAGGTCAAACTTGGATTGTCTCATAACCGAGAACATTTGCTCTGCATATTTATCGAGAATTTGTTGTACTTCTATCTGTCTTTCTTCAGGTATCTGATCACCCGGTTGCAACCGACACCAAGTCTGCTGGGGAGGAAATAGGCCTGATTGGATTCTATTAGCAAACTTCTGTGTCGATTGCTGTGCAGTGGAATCAAAAACTCTTGAACTCTTATCTTGTCCAGGCACTTGGCCTTCATAGTATCCATCATATAAATTTTTATTTGGTAGGGCATACCGGTAGGCATCTTCGTATATTGATCTCCAGTGAGACTTCTGACGTTCTGCCTGGTCATATCTTTTTTTTAGGTCTTTGGGATTTAATTTTGTCATGTTTTTTTATGCCTATTCGCAAAGTTTCTAGCACTCTCTTTTGATCTAAAACCCCATGCTTTGAGAGCTAATGCTAATCTTGTTGGCCTTCCTTTTTCATCTTTCTCAGGACCTTTCATACCGGCAAACCTTGAAGCAAATGATACTCGTCTTGGACTTGTTCCGGTTTTGATTGGCCTTTTGAGATTTGATCCTTCTGTTTTTTTAAAATGCTGTCTGCCAGCTTCATTAAGTCCACCCTTTGGATTTTGAAATTTTTTAGCTACCATCTGTTTTTAACTGACAAGCTGGACATTCAAACTTAACCTCATCACCTTCTTCCACCTTTGCCATAGCGATCCGGCAGATAGGGCAGATAGGTAAGCCCTTCTCAAACTTCTTAGGATTACGAGGGTATGATCTCATGCTCTTGGATTTCTACCTGGTCCTAAAGTTCTTTGTGGTGGCTCAACACCAGTGGCATCACCTGACATAAGCATTCTGTTACGTCTGCTTCTTGAGATTTGCCTAGAAGCTATCTTTCTTTTCTCTTCAGTTTCTCTAGCTTCTGCTCTTGCTTCTCTATCTGCTTGTCTGTCTAGCTCTTCCTGAGAAGGACCTGGTGGTGGCTTTGAGCCACCGAATAAACCACCCATTAAAACAATCTCCCATAAACATAATAGTCTTTGATATCAGGGCCATATCTTTTCAATAAGCCCTCACGATCAAAATAACACATCTCCATCCATTTAACGGCTCGGTAATTTGACGTACAAACATAGGTCTGAAGTCTATGAAGCTCTAATTTCTTGGTTGCATGCTCAAAAAACCTCAATGCACCTTTATGAAAAATCATTTTGCTGGGTTCAAGATCATGTGTTGGAAGCATCCAGGCTTCGGCTACACCTTTCCATAGGGGATACAATCCCCATATAACGACAACCTTGGCATTTCTGATAGCTGTAAAAGATAATCCTTCGACACCATAATCTTCGATATGTGGTCTTCCATAACCTTCCAGGACCTCTTTTTCAAATGATCTAAAATTAGCCATATGGATATGTCTTTGATGGAAGGGAACAACTCTATGCTTGATGCCATCGAGGTTCATAATCTCCATAATTTCTTCTGAAGTAAACATAGCTGTCCTCATGCAAATACGTTAAAATCAGTTTGGGCTATAACTGGCTGGCTAAATGTTTTTGTTCCTCTAGTCATTCTTTTCATCTCACCACCACCGAGCAGACAATAACCAACACTATCCCCAACATGGGAATGTTCATTTTTATTTGGTTTATCT